GTGACCTGGGTCGCACTGGGAACGCTTTGGGCCGAGGTCAGGCCGGGGGCGGGGCGGGAAGCGGCGGGGGAAGAGGTGCTGGTTGCGACCACGCTGACCCGCATCTTCGTGCGGGGGGCGCCGGAAGGCACGCCCCGCAGGCCCCGCCCCGAACAGCGGTTCCGCGAAGGGGACCGGATATTCACCATTCTGGCGGTGGCCGAAGCTGACCCGGAGGGGCGGCATCTGGTCTGCCACAGCCGCGAGGAGGCGCAGCCATGAGCTATCACGCGGCGGCGGCCTTGCAGGCGGCGGTCTATCAGCGGCTGACGGGCTGGCCAGCGCTGGCGGGGGTGCAGGTGGTGGATGCGCTGCCTGCGGGCAACCGGCCAGCAACCTTTGTGCTGCTGGGGCCGGAGGTGGTTCTGGACCGCTCGGACAAGACCGGAAGCGGGGCCGAGCATCGCTTTGACATCAGCGTGATCAGCACGCAGGCGGGGTTTCTGGGGGCCAAGGAGGTGGCGGGCACGGTGTTTCTGGCGCTGGACGCGGCACCTTTGGGCCTGGGCACGGGGGTTCTGGTGGCGCTGGAGTTCCAGCGGGCCACGGCGCGGCGGCTGGGGGAAGGTGCCGCGCGGCGGATCGACCTGACCTTCCGCGCAAGGATTGATTTCTGAACAGAGAGGAGACGGCCATGGCTGTGCAGAACGGCAAGGATCTGCTGATCAAGGTGGACATGATCGGCGACGGGCAGTTTGAAACCATCGCGGGGTTGCGGGCCACGCGGCTGAGTTTCAATGCCGAGACGGTGGATGTCACCAGTCTGGAAAGTGCGGGCGGCTGGCGCGAGTTGCTGGGCGGCGCCGGGGTGAAATCGGCCTCGATTTCCGGCTCGGGCGTGTTCCGCGATGCGGCGACGGATGAACGGGCGCGGCAGATTTTCTTTGATGCCGAGATGCCGGATTTTCAGGTGGTGGTGCCCGATTTCGGCGTGGTCGAAGGGCCGTTCCAGATCACCGCCATCGAGTATTCCGGCAGCCATCACGGCGAGGCGAGCTATGAGATGACGCTGGCCTCGGCGGGGGCGCTGACCTTCGTGGCGCTCTGATGGCGAACCCTTATGCCGGGGAGGTGGCGCTGTGGCTGGATGGCCAGCGCCATGTGGCGCGGCTGACGCTGGGGGCGCTGGCGGAACTGGAGTCGGCGCTGGAGGCGGGATCGCTGATCGAACTGGTGGAACGGTTCGAGGGGCGGCGGTTTTCCACCCGCGACGTGCTGGCGCTGATCGTGGCGGGGTTGCGCGGCGGCGGCTGGAAAGGCGGCGCGGAGGATCTGCGCACGGCGGAAATCCGCGGTGGCCCGGTTGAGGCGGCGCGGGTGGCGGCGGAACTCTTGGCGCGGGCCTTTGCCTTGCCGGGCGAGGGATGAGCGGGCGGATCGACTGGCCGGGGCTGATGCGGGCGGGGCTTTGCCAGCTTGGCCTTGCGCCCGAGGCGTTCTGGCGTCTGACGCCGGTGGAATTGCGGATCATGCTGGGGGCGGAGGCGGCAGCGCCGCCCCTGACGCGGGCGCGGCTGGAAGAGCTGGCGGCGGCCTACCCGGACATCAGGAAGGATCGGGCGGATGGCGGAGATCGAAGAGATTCAGGACCAGATCGCGGCCCTTGAGGCGACACTGGGCGGCACTTCGGCGGTGGTCGGGGCGTTCGAGGGCGAATTGGCCCGGATGCGCGACAGTCTGGTCTTCACCGGGCGCGAGGTGAACGCGCTGTCGAGCGGCATCGGTGGCGGGCTGCGGCGGGCGTTCGACGGGCTGGTGTTTGACGGGATGAAACTGTCGGACGCGCTGAAGCGGGTGGCGCAGACGATGATCGACATGGTTTACAACGTGGCGATGCGCCCGATGCAGAATGCGGTGGGCGGGGCGGTGGCGCAGGGGTTGGCCGGGCTTCTGGGGGGGCTGATGCCCTTTGCCAAGGGCGGCGCCTTTTCGCAGGGGCGGGTGATGCCCTTTGCCAAGGGGGGCGTGGTGTCGGCCCCCATGGCCTTTCCGATGCGGGGTGCGACGGGTCTGATGGGCGAGGCGGGGCCGGAGGCGATCATGCCACTGGCGCGCGGGGCTGATGGTCGTCTGGGCGTGCAGGCCAGCAGTGGCGCGCGGCCGGTGACGGTGGTGATGAACATTCATACCCCCGATGTGCAGGGCTTTCAGCGCAGTCAGAGCCAGATTGCCGCGCAGGCGCAGCGGATGCTGGCGCGCGGCCAGAGAAACCGCTGAGGGAGCGACAAGATGGCCTTTCACGATATCCGCTTTCCCGCCAGCCTGAGTTTTGGGGCAGCCGGCGGGCCCGAGCGGCGGACCGAGATTGTCACGCTCGCCAATGGCTTTGAAGAGCGCAACACGCCCTGGGCGCATTCCCGGCGGCGCTATGATGCCGGTCTGGGCCTGCGCCGCCCGGATGACCTGGAACAGGTGCTGGCGTTTTTCGAGGCGCGGCGCGGGCAGTTGCACGCCTTCCGCTGGAAGGATTGGGCGGACTGGCGGTCGTGCCGCCCGTCGCAGGCGATCGAAGCTTTCGATCAGCGGATCGGGGTGGGGGATGGGGTGACGCGGGTGTTTCAGTTGTCCAAACGGTATCGTTCCGGCGACGACAGCTATCTGCGCCCGATTGCCAAGCCTGTGGCGGGCACCGTTCTGGTGGCGATTGCCGATGACCCCAAGGTTGAAGGGCAGGAATTCAGCGTCGATCCGGCCACCGGGTTGGTGACGTTCACTGCGGCGCCGGACATCGGCGCGGTCATCACGGCGGGGTTCGAGTTTGACGTGCCGGTGCGGTTTGATACCGACCGGATCGTGATTTCGATGGCCTCGTTCAAGGCGGGGGAAATCCCGTCGATCCCGGTGGTGGAGGTGCGGCTGTGAGCGCGGATCGCGCGGGACTGCTGGCGCATCTGGGCAGCGCGGCCACCTCGGTTTGCCGGTGCTGGGCCGTGGTGCGGCGGGATGGTGAGAGCTATGGTTTTACCGACCACGATCTGGACCTGAGCTTTGACGGCATGGTGTTTCGGGCCGCCTCGGGCATGACGGCGCGGGCGTTTCAGCAAACGACCGGGCTTGCCGTGGACAATTCCGAAGCGGTCGGCGCCTTGAGCGACGTGGCGCTGTCCGAGACCGATCTGGCGGCGGGCCGGTTTGACGGCGCCGAGGTGCGCTGCTGGCAGGTGAACTGGGCCGATCCGGTGCAACGGATGATGCTGTTTCGCGGTCATTTCGGCGAGGTGACGCGCGCTGCGGGCAGTTTCCGGGTCGAGTTGCGAGGGTTGGCCGATGCGTTCAACCAGCCGCAGGGCCGGGTGTTCCAGACCGGCTGTTCGGCGGTGCTGGGCGATGCGCGCTGCGGGTTCCTGCTGAACCAGCCGGGATATACCGAAGAGGTGACACTGGCCGGGGTCTCGTCCGAGGGCGTTTTGCGGGTCGAGGGGGTGCAGGCGCTGGCGGCAGGCTGGTTCGAGCGGGGGCGGCTTGAGCTTCTGGACGGGCCGGGGGCGGGGCTGGTGGCGACGATCCGCCTTGACCGGGTCGCGGCGGGTGGGCGGCTGATCGAGCTGTGGCAGGCGCCGGGGGTGGCGCCGGTGGCCGGGCAGCGCGTGCGGCTGATGGCGGGCTGCGACCGGGCCGCCGCCACCTGCCGCAGCAAGTTTGCCAATTTCGTGAACTTCCGCGGTTTTCCCCATATTCCGGGCGAGGATTGGCTGACCTCTTATCCCGTCGCGGGCAAGGTCAATGATGGCGGGAGCCGTCACGGATGATAACGGGGGCCGAGATTGTTGCCGCCGCACGCGGTTGGTTGGGCACGCCCTATCTGCATCAGGCGTCATGCCGGGGGGGCGGCACCGATTGCCTTGGGCTGTTGCGCGGCGTCTGGCGTGAGGTTCTGGGCACCGAACCGGCGCCCATTCCGGCCTATACCGCCGACTGGTCTGAGGCCGAGGGGCGTGAGGATCTGCTGGCGGCGGCGCGGCTTTGGCTGTTGCCCGCCGGTGATCCTGCTGCAGGCGACGTCTTGCTGTTTCGGATGCGGGCCGGGGCGGTGGCCAAGCATCTGGGCATTGCGAGCGATACCGGCGATGCCCCCCGGTTCATCCATGCCTATTCCGGCCATGCCGTGGTGGAAACCGCGCTGTCAGAGCCGTGGCGCCGCCGCATTGCGGCGCGGTTCCGTTTTCCTGAAAGGGCCTGAGTGATGGCGACGATACTGCTTTCGGCGGCGGGGGCCGCCTTGGGTGCCGGAATGGGCGGCACGGTTCTGGGCCTGTCGGGCGCGGTGATCGGGCGGGCGGTGGGCGCCACGCTGGGCCGGGTGATTGACCAGCGGGTGATGGGCGCGGGGTCTGACCCGGTGGAGGTTGGCCGGGTTGACCGCTTTCGCCTGATGGGCGCCTCGGAAGGGGGGGCGGTGCCGCGTGTCTGGGGCCGGGTGCGGCTGGGCGGGCAGGTGATCTGGGCCTCGCGGTTCGAGGAAAGCGTGACACGGCAGGGCGGCGGCAAGGGTATGGGCGGGCCGCGCAGTGAAACCTTCAGCTATCGGGTCAGCCTGGCCATTGCGCTTTGCGAGGGGGTGGTGACGCGGGTCGGCCGCGTCTGGGCCGATGGCAATGAGATTGCGCCGGCCAGTCTGGAAATGCGGCTTTACCCCGGCAGCGAAGACCAGATGCCGGATGCCAAGATCGAGGCGGTCGAGGGCGCCGACATGGCCCCGGCCTATCGCGGCATTGCCTATGTGGTGATCGAGAATCTCGATCTGGGCCGGTTCGGCAACCGGGTGCCGCAGTTTTCCTTTGAGGTGGTCCGCCCGGCGCGCGGGCCTGCCGCCGATCGCTGGCCCGATCTGGGGCGCACGGTTCCGGGTGTCTGTCTGATCCCGGGCACCGGGGAATATGCGCTGGCGACAACGCCGGTGCATTATGCGCTTGGCCCGGGGATCACCCGTTCGGCCAATGTCCACAATGCCAGCGAGGAGACCGACTTTGCCGCCTCGCTGCGGCAGTTGTGCGAGGAATTGCCGGAAAGCCGCGCGGCCTCGCTGGTGGTGAGCTGGTTCGGCGATGATCTGCGCTGCGGCAGTTGCACCATTGCGCCCAAGGTCGAGCAGCGGGTGAATGACGGCGAAGGAATGCCCTGGCAGGTGAATGGCGTGGCGCGGGCGGCAGCGCCGGAGGTGCCGAAAGCGGCGGGGCGTTCGGTTTATGGTGGCACGCCCGCCGATGCGGCGGTGCTGGAGGCGATTGCGGCGCTGAAAGCAGCGGGCAAGGAGATTACCTTTTATCCCTTCATCCTGATGGATCAGCTCGCGGACAACGGGCGGGCCGATCCGTGGTCGGATGCGGCGGATCAGCCGGTGCTGCCTTGGCGCGGGCGGATCACCAGCAGCATCGCGGCCGGGCGTCCGGGCAGCCCGGATGGCACGGCGGCTGCGGCGGCCGAGGTGGCGGCCTTTTTCGGCACCGCCAGCCCGGCGCATTTCGGCGTTTCCGGCGGGCAGGTGACCTATTCCGGCCCGGCCGAATGGCGCTATCGCCGGTTCATCCTGCATTATGCCAGGCTTTGCGCGCTGGCCGGTGGTGTGGATGCCTTCTGCATCGGCTCGGAGATGCGGGGGCTGACGGCGATCCGCGGCGCGGGTGGCAGCTTTCCGGCTGTGGCGGCGCTGCGGCAGCTTGCGGCGGATGTGCGTGCGATCCTCGGGCCTGCGGTGAAGATCAGCTATGCGGCGGACTGGAGCGAATATTCCGGTCTGCGCAACGGCGCCGAAGTGCTGTTCCACCTTGATCCGCTTTGGGCCGACAGCAACATCGACTTCGTCGGCATCGACAATTACATGCCTTTGGCCGATTGGCGCGAGGGCGAGACCCATGCCGATGCGGCATGGGGCAGCATCCACAATCCCGACTATCTGCGCGCCAATATTGCGGGCGGCGAGGGGTTCGAATGGTATTATGACGACCCGAATGGCGTGGCGGCCCAGCGCCGTCTGCCGATTGCCGATGCGGCGGAATCCGAAGATTGGGTCTTTCGCATCAAGGATCTGGTCGGCTGGTGGTCCAGCCCGCACCATGACCGCCCGGGCGGTCTGCGCGCGGCAAGCCCCACCGCCTGGGTGCCCTATTCCAAGCCCTTCCGTTTTACCGAGTTCGGCTGCGCCGCCGTGGACAAGGGCGCGAATGAGCCGAACCGGTTTCTCGACCCCAAATCTTCGGAATCCGGTTTGCCGCGCTATTCCAGCGGGCGGCGCGACGACCTGATGCAACTGGCCTATTTTCAGGCGATGCAGCGGCATTGGACCGATCCGGTCACCAACCCGCTTTCGCCGGTCTATGGCGGGCCGATGGTGGATTATGGCCGCTCGCTGGCCTGGGCCTGGGACGCGCGGCCGTTTCCGGCCTTTCCGGCCGATGGCGCCCTGTGGGACGATACGGTGAATTACGAGGCCGGGCATTGGCTGAACGGGCGGGCGGCGGGGCAGGCGCTGGCTGCGGTGGCGGGTGAGATTTGCGGTGCGGCGGGGGTGGCCCAAACCGACCTGAGCGGCGCCGAAGGTGTGGTGCGGGGTTACATCCTGACCGATGCGGGAACGGCGCGGGCGGCGTTGCAGCCGCTCCTGCTGGCGCATTCGGTCGAGGTGGCCGAGCGGGAGGGAACCTTACGCTTTTCACGGCGCGATGGCGGCCACGCCCAGCCGCTCGATCCGGCCCGCTTCGCGCGGTCGCCGGACCTTGAGGCGGCGCTTGAACGCAGCCGCGCTTCGGAGGCCGAACAGGTGGACCGGGTGCGGATCACCTATGTCGAGGCCGAGGGCGATTTTGCGGTGCGTGTGGCCGATGCCGAACAGGCTGTCAGCGGGGCCGAACGGATCAGCGACAGCGAACTGGCACTGGCCCTGACCCGGGCCGAGGCGGTGGATATCGCCGAACGCTGGATTGCCGAGGCGCGGATTGGCCGCGACACCGCGCGCTTTGCCCTGCCGCCCTCGCTTGCGGCACTGGGTGCGGGGGATATCGTGCGGTTTGATGGCGAAAGCTATCGGATCGACCGGATCGAGCAGGGCGATCTGCGGTTGGTCGAGGCGGTGCGGGTGGCCCCCGGCAGCTATCGGCCCGGAATGGCGGTGGCGAGCGGGCGCCTCTGGTCGCCCTATGTGGCGCAGGGGCCGGTCTTCCCGATGTTTCTGGACCTGCCGCTGCTTTCGGGGGCGGAGGTGCCGCACGCGCCGCATGTCGGCGTCACGGCAAGCCCGTGGCCCGGAACCGTGGCGGTCTGGTCTTCGGCCACGGGCGATGGTTTCGCGCTGAACCGCAGCCTTGAGGCGCCTATGGTGGTTGGGGTGACGGAAACCGATCTTGCCGCCGCGCCCGCGGGCCTGTGGGACCGTGGCCCGGCCCTGCGCCTGCGGATCGAGCGGGGGGCGCTGTCTTCGGCCAGCGAGGCGGCGGTGCTGGCAGGCGCCAATCTCGCCGCCATCGGTGATGGCAGCGCCGCCAATTGGGAGGTCTTCCAGTTCGCGCAGGCCGTGCTGGTCGGCCCCGCAACATGGGAGGTTTCGCTGCGTCTGCGCGGACAGGCGGGCAGCGACGGGGTGATGCCGGCGGTCTGGCCTGCGGGCAGTTCTGTCGTGCTGCTGGACGCGGCACTGGGGCAGATTGACCTGCCGCTGGCGGCGCGGGGTCTGACACGCAATTACCGGATCGGTGCTGCGGCGCGTGGCTATGATGCGCCTGCGGTCGTCGCCCGGGCCGAGACGTTTGACGGCATCGGGCTGCGGCCCTACCGGGTGGCCCATCTGCGCCGCAGCGGCGATTTCGGCGGCGATGTCACGCTGGGCTGGACCCGCCGCAGCCGGATCGACGGTGACAATTGGCAATCGCTGGACGTGCCCTTGGGCGAAGACAGAGAAGCCTATCTGCTGCGTATCCGGCAGGGTGGCACCGTGCTGCGTGAGGTGACGGTCACCAGCCCCGGCTGGACATGGACCCCTGCCATGCAGGCCGCCGATGCTCCGCTGCCCGGCACGGCGCAGGTTGAGGTTGCCCAGCTCTCGCAGCGCTTCGGCCCGGGGCCTTTCGCCACGCTGGATTTGGCGGTCTGA